TAATACATTCATCCGGAATTTCACTGAATAAATTAGGGTCAACTCTAACAGAACCTGTCATATCATATTTTATAATATTTTTTAAGTTAGGTTTTGTAGTTGATTGTTCTGGAAATTTACTTTTCCAACCATAAGAATTGTCTTTTTTTGTTCCAATAATAATTAATCTTTCACGTTTTTGTGGAACTCCATATTGATGAGCTTTAAGAACTCTATATTCAACATCATAACCAATATCTTCAAATTCTTTTGTAATAACATCAATATATTCTTCCCCTGATGTTGTTTTGCGTGATAATAATCCTTTTACATTTTCACCAATAATCATTGTTGGATTTATGATTTTTGCAGTTCTTAAAAATTCACGAAAAAGTGTATTGCGAGGATCATCATCCATTTTTTTTCCTGCTGCAGAAAATCCTTGGCAAGGAAATCCAGCGAATATAATATCAACTTTATCTTTGTATTCTTCAAATGTTTCATCCTTTATTTTTGTAATATCATTAACACCTTCTTGGTGTAGTAATATAGAATTAGGGAAATTTGCTTCGTGTGATTTACAAAATGTTTTGTCTAATTCATTATATGCCACAACCTGAACATTAGCATTTGTTAAACCAAGAGTATCTCCACCTAAACCGGAAAATAAGCTTATTGCTTTGTATTCTGGTTCGCAAATTGATTGGTCTATTTTACTTTGAACAGGCATATTTATTGTATAATTGAAAAGAATAAATACTTTTATATTATTTCAATTTTTATTATAATTATTTTAACAATAAAAATTGATTTTTTATATTTGCATTGCCGTGCGAATATAAAATAATTAAAAATGAATGTAACAAATACCGATTTACTCAATAATAGAAATAAATATTCAATTGAAATTCTAGAACAGAATATTGTGAAAAATCATCTTGATGAAAAAATACTTTTGGCAACCCAAACCCTTACACCCGAGTTTTGTGTTAAATATATATTAGATTTAGATATTGAAGGGGGTGGCGAAGAGTCCTATATTTTCGATATATGTTATATATTGCAATTTCAAAAACATATAACTGCAAAGGAATTGAGAGATTTGATTGATGTTTGAGTGAAATTATAATGTGAAATAGTCGTTATTTGAATTAATATTAAATCTTCAATAGTGTATATATGAGTGACCAATATTTAACGAAACAAATAATAACTTATATGGGAAATAAACGTAAATTGTTGTATAAAATAAGTGAAATAGTTGATATGCTTGAAAAAAAAGAAAAAAGAAAACTAACTATAGGTGATGGTTTTTCAGGTTCAGGTGTTGTTTCACGATTATTTAAACAAAAAGCATCGCAATTATATTCAAATGATATAGCAGGATATAGTGAAACATTAAATAAATGTTTTCTTTCAAATTTAAATAGTGAAGAAGAAAAAGAATTGAAAAATTATATAGAAAAAGCAAATATACATGCAGAAAAAAAAACAAAAAAATATTTAAATGAATTTGTAAGTAAACATTGGTCTCCAAATAAAGAAAAAATAACAAATAAAGATAGAGCATATTTTACTTTTGAAAATGGAAAAAGAATAGATATATTAAGAAATTATATTGATACAATACCAGAAAAATATAAGCCATTTTTATTAGCAATATTACTAGTTAAATCATCAATGCATAATAATACAAACGGACAATTTTCAGCATTTTATAAAAATGGAGATGTAGGACAATATGGTGGAAAAAATAATGTAGATGTAAATAGAATAACAAAACCAATTACATTAGAAATGCCAATATTAGAAAAAAATAATTGTAAAATAGTAATTGATAAAATGGATACAAACGATTGGGTAAAAAAAATACCTGATTTAGATCTAGTTTATTATGATCCTCCATATAATAAACATCCATATAACATATATTATTTTTTATTAGATATTATAAATGATTGGAATATAGAAGAAGAAATTCCCGATACATATAGAGGTCAACCAAAGAACTGGATGAAATCGTTATATAATAGTAGTAAACACGCAGAAAAAGCATTTATAGATTTGATAGATAATACAAAATCAAAATACATTCTTATATCTTATAATAATGGTGGAATAATAGATTTAAAAAAAATAGATAAAATTCTTGGCAAATTTGGTGTTGTTGAAAAAATACCAGTGGAACATAAAACATATAATCGTTTAAAGGGTATAAGTGAGTATAAGAGAACAACAAATAAAGAATCAATAAAAGAATATTTTTGGTTATTAACTAAATAGATGATGATATTTAACGGATATTTAATTATAAATATATATATTTAAAAATTTATATATATTTAATATATTATGTCTGATATATCAAATAACGAACAAACACCAGAAGGTGTTGAAAATAATGAAGTAGATATATCTAATACAAATGAAATAAACAATGGATTACAAAATGTATTTGCTACTATTAGTGAAACAGCAGCAAGTGTAGTAAATAATATTAATACAAAAGAAGAAGAAATAAATAGTTTAGATAATACAATTTTTCCACCAAATAAATCCCCAGCAAGGTCAGTAAATACGTATGAATTTAAAGAACAATATACACCTCCACCTATGTCAAGAATATCAACCCAAGATAATTTTCAAGGTAATGGTGATGGTGGTGGTGGTGGTGATGATGATGATGATGATGAAAGCACAATATCGGGAACAATAATAAGCAGGCGTTTACCATCAACGCAACCAAATAATTCAGTTATAGTTAATTGGTTTGAGTCAAGAGAATATATTGTTTTTTCACATCAGTTAGACGCATTAAAAAAGAATAATATTTTTGTTTTAAAAGAATGTAAGGAAAATAAACGTCTTCTTGATTTAAAATATAGTGATTTAAATACGAATGTGAATAATATTCAAACATCAGTTATCTTTTTTTCAACAATATCAGGATTTATACAAGCAACACGAGAACAATTTACAATAAGTGATCTTATTGTTTCCGTAGTTTCTATAACAATATCAACATATATATCCTTACTTTTATCAATATCTAAATATTATAAATTAGATGAGTTGAAAGAACAAATACAAAATTTAAGATCAAAATATTCAGTTTTACATAATAAAATAGAATATCGCATGGATGTATTGGGACCTTGGAATTCAAAAAAATTATGGATTCATGCAGATGCTCAAAAGAAGATGATCGAATGGAAAAAAATATATGATTATATGGAACAAGATTATAATGAATTAATAGAAACGAAACAAAAACTATGCTCTGAGTTTGAAATTATTATGGATACAAAATCAAGAAATAAATATTTTATTAAAAATAAAGAATTAAATTACGCCAACAGAACAAAAATATATAAATGGAATAAAAAAGAACAAGCATTAGAGGAAAAAATGTCATTCAAAGATATAAAACCTATAAGACGCAGTTCTTTGGTTCTTCAACACGAAGAATTAGATAACTGGGATGATAATAGTGAAGTTTAAATTGTTATTTTTCAATACAATCTTTTTTTGTTAAAATATAACCCCAATGTTGAAGTGTTTGTCTTCTTTTAGGACTTATTTCAAAATCATCATAACTAGTATTTTTTTTAAATATTAAATTTATTAATGCGCGTCTAAAACGACTATTTTGACCTGCTGTTTTAATCCAACGTTCTATTTGTCTTTCATCATCGGGACATCGTCTTCCATTATAAAAATCACAATACCAATGCATCCAACCATAAGGATTATATTCTGTAATCCAACTATAATCTTCCCATTCTTCCAAAGTTAGACCAACTTGAACTTTATATTTATTAATATTTTTATCATAATTTTCCCAACCACTAGTTAAATGTTCTAATGGTATTCCTTTCCACCAATTGTCAGGATATTTTTTATGTATATCTTTATATTTTTTTCCAGTAACTTCAGAGTGAATAGGTCGCCAATATGTTCCTCCAAAACTCCCCATCTTAAATATTTCTATTGGTGTTAAATTGGGTTTAAAATCAGGATAATCTTTAAATATAACTTCGCCATTTTTATTTTTTCTAGGTTTTTTATAATTTTCTATGTATGTTTCACCTTTTACCATTATATTTTAGTTATATAAAAATATTTTTCATATAACTATAATAATTCAAATTATTTTTCAATAACAACAATTGTATAATTTAATATGTTTCTATGATGTAGTTCATACATATTAATACACGATTTCAAATGATTAATCATATTTTCATTTTTAATATTTCCATCTTCTAACTTTCTTTCAGCTTTTTCTTTTGAATATTTCATACCCGGTAATGTATTTTTATTAACATTATAAATTTTAAATTTATTTGTAACATTTTTAATCATTTTTAAATTAATAAAATTTGTAAGTGCCATTCCATATTTTATTTGTTCAAGTGCAACAAAATCCAATATACCTTTTCCCAAATCATTATCAACATTTTCAAAATAGTCAAATATGATAATTTTGCCATTATTTTTTAACATTGATAATGCAAATTCAATTGTTTTTTCTTTACACTCCGAATGACAAATACTTTCAATAAAATAAATTATATCATATTTTACGCTAGTATTGATATCAAAACTATAATTATTAAAATTCCCGAAAATAACTTCAGCATTTTTTTCATTATTATTTAAATTAATTATATTATTAGTATATTTTATTTGTGTGTCAGTTAAAGTAATACCATAAATATAACTATTTGTATAATAATTCAATAAATCTAATATAGTTCCTCCATAACCACACCCAGCATCTAACATAGTTAAATTATCATATTTTTCTTTATCAATAATTTCTATTAATTTTTTATTTAATTCCTTTTTACTTTTGTCATATTCGTTTTGCGTATTATTTAAATCATCTCTTTCTGGTTCATTATAGAAACCATAATGACAAGCGTGTGAAATACTATTATGACCTTTTATGAAACGATTATCCCAACAATCATTATAATATCTAAATACAAATGATAAATCAATATTCATTATAATAGATTATTATAATAGATTATTATAATAGATTATTATAATAAATAGTAATTAATAATTTATTTTTATTTTTATTTTTATTTTTATAAATATATAAAAATTAATTTAATAAAATTATATTTATGTTTATGATTATGTTAAATTTTTTTAAAAAAAAAGAAAAAATATTTGATGAAAAAAAATCTCAAGAAGCAAGAGAAAAAGCATTATTGAAAGGTTTATTATTGGAAAGTGAATTAAAACAATATAATGATAACCTAAAAAAATGTAATAAATGAAAAAATAAAAAATATTATTTATATATATATGAAGAATTGTTGTAATCATAATAAAAAAGATAAAGAATGTAAAAGAAAAGATGGAAAAAAATTTAATTTACCAAGAAGATTTACACGTAAAAGATGTTTAAATGGAAATATAAAAGGTTTTACAATGCGTTCTTCTTGCGCTCCATATAAAAAGTGTAAAAGTAAAACAAAAACAAAAAAAAGAAAAAATCAAAAAGGTGGTTCAAACCCTAAAAATTTAAGTGATATGTCAACTATTGGTGAAGAAACAAAAAACGCTGCTGAAATATTGATGGGGTTAAAATATGTTACTAATAATAATAAAAATCCAGATATTCCAACAAGCATTAGCACATCAAATACAAGAATACAAAAATTAGTAAGTCCTTTAAAAACATATGGATTAAATAATGGCAATATTATGACATTTGATTCCCCGGCTCCTCCCTCTAAAAAAGGTGGAGCTATTTTTTGGAGGGATATTAAACCAGATAAAAAAGATTATGGTAAATATAAAAAATCTTGTTTCTTATTGCCAAACGAAAATAAATATCCAATTTGTGATAAAAAAACAAAAAAAATGAATTGTAAAGGTCTTTTAGCAGCACATAATAGAGCAAAATTAAGTATTAGACGTGGTTTAAAAAATAAAACATATTCATATAAAGATATAACAAAAAAGGCACGTAAATTGGCAAAAACCAAAAAATGTTTTTGGTTGAAATAATTTTGATAAATAATTATAAAGTAAAAATTGATTTATAAAATAATTATTAATATTTTATAAATAAAAATAATGAGTCTAGTAGTACAAAACGTTATACAAAAAGCAAACTATCATAGTAATTCTAAATTATTATTATGTTCACTTCAATTAATAGAAGAAATGGCATATGGTTCAAGAAGAAGATTATTTGATGTATCTTTACGAGATGGATTGCAATCAGTAAAACAAATATACACATTAGATGAAAAAAAAGATTTATTACATAAAATTTTGAAAAATCATAATCCGTGTTCAATTGAAATTGGTTCTATTGTAAATCCAAAACTAGTTCCACAAATGGCAAATTCATTAGAATTACATAAATATGTTTTGGATAAAAGAATTAATGAAAAGTTGGACGTTTATATGCTTACACCAACATTGAAATCAGTATTAATTGGAAAAGAAAATAATGTATCAAATTTTACTTTTATATCAAGTGTTTCAAATGAATTTCAATTAAAAAATATAAACAAATCTCTAAAAGAAACAAAGAAAGAAATAGAAAATATGTTTTCAAATATAGATAAAAAAGATAAAGTAAAGATTTATTTATCTTGCGTAAATGAGTGTCCAATTAGTGGAATAAAGAAAAATGAAAATGTTGTTGAAGAATTTATGTATTATTATAATAGATATAATCATAAAATAACAGATATTTGCATTAGTGATACGTGTGGAACATTAAAAATAAAAGATTTCAAATTTATAATAGATAAATTATTGAATAATTATGGAATAAATCAAGATTATATATCTTTACACTTTCATACTTGTAATTCACCAGATAATTTAACAAATTTAGCATTAATGTTATATTATGCAAATGAAAATAATATATTTAAGTATGATGTTTCTTGTATGAATGATAGTGGTGGTTGTCATGTTACAATGGATAAAAATAAATTAAATACAAATGTAAGTTATGATATATTAGAAAAAATAGGATTTTAATAAAAAAAAATTAAAATATATAATAGTTTATTATGTTTATATTTTTTATTCATCGTCACTAAAATCTTCATCATATTTTTCTGCTTCTTCTTCTAATTTTTTACAATATTCTTCATATTCTTCCTGTTCTTTTTCAACAATAGCAAATGAATCTAATTCTCCAGTTTGGTAATAATATTCGTCAGATTCGTGTTTTCTACACTGATATTTTTTTTGACACCATAAAGAAAATTTACCCATACTTTTTTTGAATTCATATTCTTTAATATTTTCTAATTCTTTTGTACTATATGTTTGTTCCTTACTATCATACCAATCTTTATTATTTCTGCTAAATTTTGTTTTACTAGCAGGGATAATAATAGTAGAAGGTTGAACTTGAACATTTTTTAAAATATTCATATAGTTTTGATAAAATTTACTTTTATTATTTTCTATTTTTATTGTCATATCTCCATTCCAATAAGGTCCATTCCAATATTTAGGGTCTTTTTCATTAATATATTCAACTTGGTCATCATTATATTTATTAATAGCATCTTTCCATTTTGATTCAATAGATTCTAATGGAATATTTTCTGTTATAGGTATAACAATATTGTTTTCTGTATGTCTTGATTTCAACTTGTGACTATCAAATGAAATACTTCTGGATAAATTATAATTTTGCTTATTATATTGATTATTTTTTTTACTATATTGTTCAAAAGATTTGGTTCTTGTAAAAATGTTGTCTTTGTTGTATTGATTATTGTTTTTTTTATAAATTTGATTATCATCAAATTTATCACCTCTTTTCCATTGACTCATTTTTAAAATGTTTTTTTTAAACTAGATAAGTAAATATATTTAAATTTTATATACAAGTTAATTATTATTTTTTAAATCAATTTTTTTATATAATCAAACGTATAAAGAAATGCTATAAAATTATATGCTGTTTGGATATATAATTATACAACATATATAAATATAAATCACATAATTATTTTATAATTATAAAATAATGGATCAAGAAATGAAAGTTGTAAAAAGAAACGGAAAAAAAGAAAATATGTCGTTTGATAAAATTTTACATAGAATAAAGCGAATTGGAAAAGAAGAAGGAATTAAAATTAATTATTCAGCATTGGTTATGAAAATAATAGATCAATTGCACGATGATATATCAACAACAAAAATAGATGAATTAATGGCGGAACAATGTGCTTCACAATCTACATTGCACACAGATTATTCCATTTTAGCAAGTCATTTAGTAATATCAAATTATCATAAAAATACAGATGCGTCATTTTCAAGTGTTATGAAGAAATTGTATAATTTCACTGATATTCATAATAATCATGTACCAATGATTAGTGAAAAGATGTATAATATTATTAATAAAAATAGTGATTTTTTAGATGGATTAATAGATCATAAACGTGATAATTTACTGGATTATTTTGGTTTTAAAACATTGGAAAGAGCGTATTTATTTAAGATAAATAACGTATCGGTAGAAAGACCACAACATATGTGGTTACGCGTTGCTTTAGGAATACATGGTGATAAATTTGAAGATGTAAAGGAAACATATAATTTAATGAGTCAAAAATATTTTACTCATGCGACACCAACATTATATAATGCTGGAACTCCACGTTCCCAACTTAGTTCTTGCTATTTAATTGCTATGGAAGATGATTCAATAGACGGAATTTACAATACATTAAAGGATTGTGCAAACATATCAAAATATGCAGGAGGAATTGGATTACATATTCATAATGTAAGAGCATCAGGAACTCATATTCGTGGAACAAACGGAACTTCAAATGGAATTGTTCCTATGTTACGTGTATTTAATAATACAGCTCGCTATGTTGATCAGGGAGGGGGTAAGAGAAATGGGAGTTTTGCGATGTATTTAGAACCTTGGCATTCCGATTTATTACAATTTCTAGAAATGAGAAAAAATCATGGTGATGAAGAATTAAAAGGTCGTGATTTATTTTATGCTTTATGGATACCAGATTTGTTTATGAAAAGAGTTCAAGAAGATGGAGTTTGGACTTTAATGTGTCCAGATGAATGTCCTGGATTATCAGATGTATATGGCGAAGACTTTGAAAAATTATATATGAAATATGAAGAAGAAAAACGAGGAAAAGAAACATTAAAAGCACGTGAAGTGTGGTTTAGAGTTTTAGATAGTCAAATGGAAACAGGAACACCTTATTTACTTTATAAAGATGCGTGTAATTTGAAGTCTAATCAAAAAAATCTTGGAACAATAAAAAGCAGCAACTTATGTACTGAAATTGTGGAATATAGTGATAGTAATGAAACAGCAGTTTGTAATTTAGCAAGTATATCATTAAGTACTTTTGTAGATAATGAAACAAAAGATTTTGATTATGAAAAATTACATGGCGTAACAAAAGTAGTAACGAAAAATTTAAATAAAATTATTGATATAAATTTTTATCCAACAAAAAAAACAAAAACCAGTAATTTTAGACATAGACCAATTGGTATTGGCGTTCAAGGATTAGCAGATGCATTTGCTTTAATGGATATTTGCTTTGATAGTGAAGAAGCGTGTTTAATAAATAAAAAAATATTTGAAACAATATATCATGCTGCATTAGAATGTTCTAATAAACTATCAATAGAAAGATATAAAATAATAGAAGAAATTAAATTACAAGGTGATAGATATGGTGATGATGGATTATTAGAATATTTAAATGAAGATGAATTAAAGAATACTGATAAAACATATGTAGGAGCTTATAGTTCTTTTGAAGGGTCACCAGCATCACAAGGAATTTTACAATTTGATATGTGGAATGTAGAACCAAGTGATAGATATGATTGGAAAGAATTAAAAAATGATATAATAAAATATGGAATACGAAATTCTCTTTTACTTGCTCCCATGCCAACAGCATCAACCGCACAAATATTAGGTAATAATGAATGTTTTGAACCATTTACAAGTAATATTTATAGTAGAAGAACATTGGCAGGAGAATTTATGATTGTAAATAAGCATTTAATGCGTGATTTAATTAAGTTAAATTTATGGAATGAAAGTATAAAAAATAATATTATTGCGAACAAAGGAAGTGTTCAACAATTATTACATATTCCCCAACATATTAGAAATAAATATAAAATTGTATGGGAAATATCAATGAAGCAAGTAATTAATATGGCGCGCGACAGAGGTGCGTTTATATGCCAAAGTCAAAGTATGAATTTATGGCAAGAAGACCCAAATTATGCTAGTTTAACATCAATGCATTTTTACGCTTGGAAGCAAGGTTTAAAAACAGGAATGTATTATTTGAGAAGAAAAGGAAAGCATCAAGCACAACAATTTACAATTGAACCATCAAAAACAAATAATGAATCAACCAAAGTAAGTGAAAATGATGAAGTATGTGAAATGTGTTCTGGATAAAAATGATATAAAAAAAAATTATTAATTAAATTAATGAATACTATTGAAATAAATAATAATGAAATAAATAATAATGAAAAAAAAGAAAAAATAACACAATTAAAAGAACTACGTCATATTATTGAAGCAACTAATATATTACATCATAAAGAAATATTAAGAATATTAAAGGATAATGATTGTTCTATAAGTTCAAACAGAAATGGTTCATTTATTAATTTAACAAATATTGATGAAAATGTAGTAGATAAAATAAATATTTATTTAGAACACGTAAATAAACAAGAAACCGAACTCAAAGAAAAAAATGATGCTCAAGAAAGCGTGAAGCAACAATTTATTAATTATTAATTATTAAATAAATATAAAAAATAAACAATAGTATAAATAATGTCATACACACAAAAAAAAAATGAAAAGGAACAACATATAATTGATACAATTCAAAATTATATGCTGTCGCCTAAAAATATGATGATTATTTCAAATAATTTAAAAAATAATTTTACAAAATCATTTATAAAAGAAAAGAAGAAAGTGAAAGAATCAACTATGATGCGTCAAAAAATGTTTATTCCTGGAAAAAAAGATCAATTGTTTTGGATATTTTACATTTTGAAATATGGTTTTGATGATTATAATTTAATTGGAACAAATGAATTTGTTTACGAAAAGGAAGTAAAGTTGAAATATATTGATAAAATGCGTGAAAATAAAGGTTTATTAAGACAACATAAATTTAATAAATTAAGTTGTTGTGAAGATGATTTAATAAATGAAGAACAAATATCATTAAAAATATTTCAAATATTATGTCTAATAGAAAAAATACCTTATTGTTTTATTTCTTCAAATATTATTTATTGCAATGAATTTGAAGAGATAGATAGTAATGAAAATGAAAATGAAAATGAAAATGAAAATGATAAAGAAAAATATAAAAATATAAATGTTGTTCATAAAACATCAAGTGGTCATTATGCGTTAGAAATAGATGGATATCAAATGATAAATAATTATAGAAAAAATAAATATAAAATAGAAAATTTAGAAAAACCAATAAAGGCAATAGGTAATTATGGTGTAATTGATTTGAAAAATATAATGTATTATTTTAATTTATCTTTAACAGATGATAATGGTAAAAATTTGACAAAACAAAAAATATATGATATACTTTATGATAAATTAAATTTATTTTAGTAATATTTATTTTATATTAAAATTGAAATTATATAAAATAAAGAACGTTATAATATATATAAATAAATGTTGCAAGAAAGTGATAAAATGGAAGAACGGAAGAGTTCTTTAGATTCATTAACCGAAAAATATGTTGAATATAAACAATCAACCGAACAATTTCAAAAAGAATTAGAAGTTCGCTTTGGAACAAGAGGTAAAGATATTAAGCGTAATGAATTTGAAAATGTAATTAAGAAATTACAAAGTAGTGGTTATATTAATACTAACCCCGAAGGAATTCATATGTTAAGAATAATGTTAAAATATAATGAAGAAGAATCATCAATTACAACTATAAGAAGTGAAATACAAAATATAGAAAATATACAACAATTTTGCAAAACAAATAGATTACCAAATTCTAGTGGTGTATCTTTTCAAAAGAAATTAAATGTAAAAAAAGATGGTGTAAAGTTATTACCTTATATAAACAATGATTATTTATTTAAAGTATCATTTCAAATTGAAGATAATATACATAGTCAAAGTCAACTTATTCAAACAAAATTGTTAGAAAGATGGGAACAAATACCTAAATCATATCGTCATATGAATAGGTTAATATTAAAAAGTAGTGATGAAACAAATCCATTAGTATTTCATTTAACAATTATAAAGTCGTCTGAAAAAAATAGTAAAGGTGAATATGTTTATGAAAAGAACATAAGCAACGTTAATTTATTTGATAAACAAGAAACATATGAAATAGAGATAGAAATAGATAATGAAATTGTATCAAAACAAATGATAACAAGTGAACAACTAGCTATTCATATGCGTAAAGGAATAAAGCAAGTTTTATGTGGTTTACAGAATACAAATTATCCAGTTCCTTACAAACAATTAAATGCTGTAAAACGCGAATATTTAAAATTAGTAGGAATTGAAAAAGATGTAACAAATGTAGTTTCAAAAGATTTTATTGGTCCTGGTTCAATAACATTACAAATGCATAATGTTCAAGATAATTTGCAAGAAACAACAGAAGCAAATATTAGAAAAAATTATTCAGTAACAGAAAAAGCAGATGGTGAAAGACGTTTGCTATTTATTTGTCAACGCGGTAACGTATATTTAATTGATACAAATATGAATATTTTATTTACAGGATTACAAACAAAAAAGAAAAATATATGTTCTTCTTTATTAGATGGTGAATTAATTTTACACGATAAATTTGGGAAATTTATTAATCTATTTGCTGCTTTTGATGTATATTTTATAAATAATGAAGATAGACGCGAATTACATTTTAGATATGAAAGTGAATTAAACCAGAAAATGTCTATAGTAAAGAAAAAAAACAAAGAAAAAGTGGAACAAGGTCGTTTAAGCTTGTTAGAAAAATTAGTAAGAGTATTTAATGACGATATAAATGAAAGAAATATTCGTGTGAATTTTCAAGTTCAACATAAAGAATTTTATATGTTTGGCAATATATTTGAACATTGCAATACAATTTTAACAAAAGCAACTGACGGATTATTTATGTATGAAACAGATGGTTTAATATTTACTCCGGTGAATTGTAATATACCAGCAGTTTCTAGAAAAATAACGTGGGAAAAATCTTTTAAATGGAAACCTCCACATTATAATACTATAGATTTCTTGGTTTCAATTGTTCGTGAAAGTGGTTCTGATAAAATAGAAAATTTTCAATCAGGAAGTGGTGAAATTAATCAATATAAGAAGTTGCTATTAAAATGTGGGTTTGATGAAGAACGTGATGGTTATATGAACCCATTAAGAACAGCACTAGATGAAGAATGGAAAGTATCTAAACATACAACAAAAAAAGGTAATAATTATAAACCATATTTGTTTTACCCAACCACACCTCACGACGATATGGCACATCAAGCATATTTGCCTATACAAAATTTCAGAGGTATAGATAATATTTATACAGAAGAAAATGAATTAATAGAACACAATACAATAGTTGAATTTAGATATAATTTAAATAAAGATAGAGGTAAATGTTGGGAACCATTACGCGTTCGTTACGATAAAACGCTAGAGTTAAGAAATAAAATGCGAAATTATGGTAATTCATATCAAGTAGCTAATAGTAATTGGTATTCAATACATAATCCAGTAACAGAACATATGATATCATCTGGTTTAAATATACCTTCTGTTATTCAAGAAGATGGAGTATATTATAAGCGCATAAATAACAGAACTCATAGTATGAATATGCGTGATTTTCATAATTTATATGTTAAAAAAACTCTAATCAATAATGTTTCAAGTCCTGGATCTATATTATTTGATATGGCCGTTGGAAAAGGAGGTGATTTACCTAAATGGATAGATGCTAAATTAGGTTTTGTATTTGGTGTTGATTATTCACAAGATAACATTGAAAACCGAATAAATGGTGCTTATTCACGTTATTTAAATACATCAAAACGTCGTAAAAATATGCCTGATTGTTTGTTTGCATATGGAGATAGTGGTTTAGTTTATAAAAAAGAAGGTCCTGAATCAGGAATATTAAATGACCAATATAAACTAATTTATAATGCTATTATGGGAAAAGGACCAAAAGAAGAAGCAAAATTAGGAAAAGCCGCATTTAAAAAATATGGTATTGGTAAAGATGGATTTCAAGTTACCTCTTGCCAATTTGCTTTACATTATTTCTTTAAAGATATTACAACTTTAGAAAATTTCATTCAAAATGTTATTGATGTTACAGAAGTTGGTGGTTATTTTATAGGAACATCATATGATGGTAAAAGAATGTTTAACTTTTTAGATGATAAAAAGGAAAACGAATCAGTTATATTTAATAATGAGAATGGTGAAAAAATGTGGGAAGTAGAAAAATTATATTCAGAAGATTTAGAATTTGCAGATAATGTTGAATCACTTGGTATGACTATAGACGTGTATCAAGATGCAATAGGAACAAGTTTTAAAGAGTATTTAGTTAATTATGAATACTTTAAATTACTCATGGAACAATATGGTTTTACATTATTAAATCAAGAAGAACTCAAGGATATAGGTTTTACAAAAAGTATTGGAAGCTTTAAAGATTTATATAATAAACTAAATAGTGATATAAAATCAGGTATTATTAGAGAATGTGATATTGGAAATGCTTTAAATATGAATGATAATGAAAAAAATGTTTCGTTTATGAATAATTATTTTATATTCAAAAAAATAAGACACGAAATCTCAAATGTAGCATTGATGGGGACTAAAATAAATGAAACAGAATTAAATTTAGATATAATTGCAGAATAACAAGAAAATAATAAATAAAAATAGAAAAAAAAGAATTAATTTAAATATAATACATTATAAAATATTTATTGGACAATGTATTATAATTTATATAAATTAACAACAATTCAAGATTTAGAAAACATAATTTCCGTATTTTTTAAATATTATGACAAAGAAGAAGAAAATAAAAACTCAAAATTAATCTCTAATTGTAATTCAAAAATTTTTGATAAATTGAAACTAATTATTGACAAGTTTGAAACAGAAATTTTTACTAAAATGCAAGAAAAAAAGAATATTAATAATATAAATATAATAAAATATACAAATTTAACAAAAATTTTTAGTTTTTCTCATAATCTAAATAATTATAGTAATCATTTTTATTGTTTAATAGAAGTATTTAATAATTTTTTCAAAGATATATTTTTTAAAAATGTAATTAATGTTGATTATAAAAATACAAATAGTGATGATAAATCATTAAATATTTTTCATTATTTTAATAATAATACAAATTCAAATATTAATAATAATACAAATTCAAATATTAATAATAATACAAATTCAAATATTAATTATGATAATTTAAATTCATTATTTGAAAATAAAGAAGATATTTTTACTTTAAATAAATTTATTAAATTAGCAAATGATAAACGAAATTATTATGATATATCAATTTTAAATATAGATAAAATAATGTATAATAATGTTATTTATGATGTAAATGAAATATTACTTTTATACATTATACTATCTTTAAATATACTAAAAACAGGTGGAAATTCAATTATATGCTTGGATTTAAATAAGATTACAAAAAATGTTTATTTAGAAATACTATTTTTTTTATCTTGCATATTTAAAAATATTGTTATTTGCAAACCAAAATGTAGTATAATAGATGAAAGATTTTTTTACATTGTTTGTAAAGATAAAAATAATTTTTTCAAAGATGAATTAATAAATATAACAATACCTGTTTTTCAAAATATTATTGAAAAACCGAAAAATAAATATACTTATTCCTTTTTAAAATACGATATTCCATTATTTTACAAAAATAAATTAAACGAAACATTAATTAATTTTGAAAGATATGAAATTGAATTATTTGATCATATGTGTAGTTTATTATTATCATCAAATATAGATGAAAAAATAGATGTTCAAAATACAAAACAAACATTAAGATTAAATATTTGGTTACAAGAAAATTTGAAAAATTTTAAAGTTTAAAAACTTTTGTAAAATATGCCCAGAAGAAAATACCGACAAAACATTTTGAGAATAAATCTAAAATATTATATCCTATTATTTTTGATTCTGTATCAAGCATATAAAATACTCCATATAATGACCACAATATGAAAAATGCCCAATATAACATTCCATTATCATTATTTGTTTTTTTATGTAAAAATTCCTTGTATATAAACCCATATAATAAGGCAAAGAAACCGAAACCACCAATATTTGCATTCAACTTACTTAGCAAACCAATCTCACCAATATATCCCATTCCTAACATTCCATAATTGCATATAAGTATAAATAAGAATGAAAGAAAGTTGAGTGCGCCACCTTTAGCATTATATAATAATGCTAAACATAAAACCAACAACATTATTGGCGTTGTGATTGACCAATCTACATATCGCATATTATTTATTTTTTCATATTTTAACATTTTATTCTCTTTCGCTTTGGTGTTGTTATCATTATTTTCTTCGCTTTCAGTGATATTAGTGACTTCAGTATTATCAAGCATTTCCATAAAATTACCATAAAAATATGCAGCTACTACAGAAATACACGTTTCTAAATTTAGAATGTTTCTCACACGATAATCAGTTGTTCTTAATGCTTCAATAAACGTAATAGTTCCGGTTGTTAATAAAAATACATATGTAATGTAAAAACTATAACGAACATACTGGTCATTTAAATCTTCATTTTCTGTTGTCATTTATACTATATTGTTAGAGAAAATTATATTTGTATATTATATTAACATGAGAGAACAATGCAATGCACGTAGATTAATACAAAGTCAAAGTAAGTTACCTAAAAGTTATCATAATCGTTTACAAGAATTAAGAAAATCTTACGAAAATCAATCTTCAGGAAAAACACAAGGTTGTTGTGATGAAGTTGTTAAGAAAAATAATAGCAGATATAGTGTTCAAGGCGCGGTTGAAAGTAGTTGCCATATAAATAATATTCGTTATGAAGCAGCAGTTAAAAGCATTTCTAAAGAAGATAAGGCAATACAACAAAATAAAAGAATTAATTTACAAGGAAAAAATTGTAAACCTTGTATAAAAGATAATTCAAATAATTCTAACCTTGTTTTTACTAATAATAATAACTATTATGTTTAATTTTTATATTTTTATATTTTTATATTTTTATATTTTTATATTTTTCTTATCTTTTACGTGTATAAAAAATATATATAATATATGAAATATATATATTATACATATTTTATTAAATAATGAGTGATGGAAAAAAAACAATTAGTATAAATCCAGCATTATTTCAAAGGAATAAAACCCAAACAAAAAAAAATAAACAAAAAGCACAAAATAGAAATTTTTCGATTATAGCACCAAATAGTGTAAAAACAGATTTTATAAGGAGAGTTAAACAGCATCAACAAGATAAGCAAAAACAAAATAATGAATTAGATAATAATAAAAGCAATAAAATTAAAAATGGTTTATTTTCGGAAGATTTTCAAAATTCTTTAGATTATATGAAAGGATTAACTGAAATAAAAAAGAAAAAAGAATTAAAATCACAAGAAAATATAAAAGTTCAACCGCCAACAGATGTATTAAAGGAATTTATGAAAACCGATTTTTCACCACAACGTAATTCTTTACAAAATAATAATAATTTTAATTCAGAAATTATTGAAATGGAATTACCTGATACACTTAGAGTGCCAGGTAAACCTCAAACAATGATTCATAGTTCTGTTCCGTTTGGTTGTTTAAAGAATGGTAGCAAACCTACATATAGAAAATGGTTAAAACAAACACAAAAAAATAAATTAAATGAAAATGATATTTTAGAAAAAAAAGTAACTCCATTAATAAATCCATTAATAAATAATAATAATGAAAATAAAGATAATATTAAACTTGATATTAATGATAATATTAAACTTGATATTAATGATAATATTAATGATAATGATAATGATAATAATATTAATAATAATAATAATATAAATATTGATAATAAACCAAAAATGCAAATACCAATAAAATTTATAACAAAAAGAACAAAACGTCGTAAATACACGTGTGGTAAATCAAAAAAACATAGAAAAGTAGGAATTGTTTTAAAAAGTGGTAAAATGAGAACTAAAGTTTTAGCAGAAAAAAGAGATTTAAAATTTAAACCAGTTATAGATATTAAAAATGAATTATGTAAGAGTGGTCTTTTGAAAATAGGTAGTAGTGCACCCAAACCATTATTATATGAGATTTATGAAAATTCTACTTTAACGGGTGTTGTTATAAATAAGAATAAAGATGTTTTACTTCATAATTATTTAAATGAAAATGAAAATTAAATTGAAAATTAAATTGAAAATTAAATTGAAAATTAAATTAAAAAATAAAATTGATTTATAAATATATATTTATTATATATTAAAATAAAAATGATTATTCCTATTAAATGTTTTACTTGTGGAAAAGTGATTGCCGATAAATATAAATACTTTGAAGAAGAAGTTAGAAATATAAAAATAAAAAAAGGAATCGATGAAAATAAAGTTGAATATTTAACAAAAACAAACGCTCGCAAAGCACCTGAAGGTTTAGTTATGGATCGCCTTGGATTAAATAAGATGTGTTGCAGACGCCATATGCTTACACATGTTGATATAAATTAGTTGCAAAAAAATATTGTTAATTAATAATTAATAAATTTTTACACCTTTTTACATTTCAAACGCCGATTTTTAATTATTAAATAATATACATTTATGTCCGGGATATTATTTAGGAAAAAATATTTTAGTTATTTTTAGTTAAATAAAATATTAATATACTATATAACTAAAATGGGTAAATATAGTTGCGAAAAATGTGCTAAGACCTTTTCTCAAAAATCACACTACGATAAACACTTAACTCGTAAAAACCCTTGTGAAATACAAACTGATAAGATAAAAGCATTAATAGACAAAGCAGTTGAAGAAAAATTGATTGAATTAAATATAAAATTGATTTCAAATAATACAGAAAATATCACCGAACAAATGGATATATCAAAAATGAGTAAATTAGAGTTATTGGAAAAGTGTAAAGAATTGGGTATTACAAAGTGCAGTTCAAAAAAAAAATCACAATTAATAGAACTAATTAACGGCAAAAACAAAGTTGTTGAAGAACCTAAAATAATTTTATCAAATGAAGAAATAGCACCACAGAATACGCAAATTATTGAGGTTGATACAAAAACATTAAATGTAATAGACCTATTTTGTGGTTGCGGTGGTATGTCAAAAGGTTTAACTGATGCTGGTTTGAATGTAATTGCTGGAATAGATATTTGGGACAAAGCGGTTGAAAGTTATAATAAAAATTGTCATCACAAAGCATATTGTGCTGACTTAACGCAGTTGCCCCCTGAAAAGTTTAATGAATTATACAATAAAGAAAATAAAAATGTGGATATTTTGGTTGGAGGACCACCATGTCAAAGTTTTAGTATTGCTGGAAAAAGGGATAAAAATGATCCAAGAAATGCTCTATTTATGGAATATGTGAAATATCTTGATTATTTCAAACCCAAAGCATTTATTATGGAAAATGTAATAGGGATGCTTTCAAAAAAAACAGCAAATGGTGAAAATGTTATTGACATTATAATGGAACAATTAAATAGAAATTATAATTGTATTATTAATAAATTATATGCTAGTGATTTTGAAGTTCCTCAAAATAGAAGAAGAACTATTATCATAGGTATTCGTAAAGATTTAAACATAATACCAAAAGAACCAGAATTAATTATCAAATCAAAAGATGATAGAATTGCTGTTAAAACTATATTATTAGATAAAAAAGATGTTGATAAATCACATTATTTAAGTGAAAGAGCAATACAAGGAATAATTAATAAAAAAGCAAGATCTAAAGAAAGGGGTGCAGGATTTGGTGCTCAATTCTTAAACAATAATAAACCTTCATATACAATTCCAGCAAGATATTGGAAAGATGGGTATGATGCTTTGGTTCAATATAATGAAAAAGAAATTAGAAGATTAACTATATTAGAATTAAAAAGAATACAAAGTTTTCCAGACGATTATTATTTAGAAGGAAATAAAAAAGACCAAATAATGCAAATAGGTAATGCGGTTGCGTGTAAGTTTGCATATTATCTTGGAAAGCATATAATTAATACTCTTCAGTAATCAATTCATTCCAAAAATATGACCCTCTAAATTGCGAATAATTACGATTATTTCCATCATACATTCCACTATCAAATATAATTTTTTTATTTTTTATACATTCAATAAAATATTCAAAGTTGAATGCTTTACCAAAACAAATCTTTTCATATGTAGCACCTATTTTTTTACATATAAAGAATCCCTTTTTATTAAACTTATTATCAATATGTGTTTTCATTTTTGATGATTTCCATAAAGCAATTACAATATTATCTTGTTGTAAGAATAATGGAAAATCCATTTTTATACTTCTTGTATCATTTGAAAATGAATAAATAATAATTATATCATTATTTTCATTTATTGTTAATTTTTGTCCGTTAGAGTTCCAATTATCATATGTTGGAACAGAACTTCCAGACCACGAATATCTGTTTTCTTTATTTGGATTTGGATTTCCAAATGTTTTAATAAAGTCACTTCTATTTAATTTTGTATCTTCAGTCCAATTGTTAAGAATATTAATGTCTTTTCTTCTATTTTTTTTTGAAAATGCATATTCACTTGCACTAAAATCTCCAAGTGTCGTTTTGGTTGAAGATTTTTTCATTTCATATCCATTAATGTCAGGTTCATTTTTTGCATTATGTGTTATACCCATTTTTGTTTCTAACCAATGTCCCTCTTTTCCACAATGTTTTACATTTTGTCCTTCTAAAGATATTTCAACACCTTTAACATTGTTATTAAATAATGTTATAATATCCTGTTTATCAATATCAATTTCACTCGTGGTTTGTAAAAGATCACTCATCTTGTATGTAATATTATATTATTTATTTATGTAATTACAATTCAATTTATAATAAATCAAATTTATAAAAAATAAAACAAGAAAAATAAAAAAGAATTATAAATGATTTTTATATGGTTTAGGACTATGTAAAAATCGGCGTTTGAAATGTAAAAAGGTGTAATAATTAATTAATAATTAATATTTTTTTAATTATTAATTATTATTAAGTTTATAATAATAATAAAATTAATACTATATATTATAGTATAATCAATATTATGGAAACATCAAAAAATATTGAACAGGTTTCTGACATAAAAGAACAAGATAATTCTAAACAAAAAGAAAAACAAATATTAGATGATACATTATGTTGGAATATTATTAATAAATATTTTAGCAGTGATCAATATGCATTACTAAAACATCATATAGATTCTTATGACGATTTTTTTGATAAACGTATAAAGCAAATTATTATTGAAAATAATCCAATACAACTAAGAAAAAATTTTAATACAAAAACAAAAACATATGACATTGAAATTAACTTATATATTGGTGGTAATGATGGTAGTAAAATATATTTAGGAAGTAAACCTGTTATATTTGATGGCGATAAATCACATTATATGACACCAAATGAAGCAAGATTGCGTGATATGACATATGCTACAAGTATTTTTTATGATGTTGATGTTGAATTTATACGTAGAAACATAGAAGGCGTAGACGATAATGGGAAAGAATTACCTAGTGAAAATAAAACTGAAATTACTATTGAAGGTAGAACATTTGGTCGTATTCCTATTATGACTCATTCAAAAAAATGTCTTCTTCGTGATTTACCTAGTAATGTTAAGTTTCAAATGGGCGAATGTTATAATGATAATGGTGGTTATTTTATTATTGATGGGAAAGAAAAAGCTATTATTCCACAAGAAAAATTTGCTGATAATATGATGTATATTCGTGAAAATAAAGATGAAACAAGTGATTACACGCATAGTTGTGTAATGAGAACAGTATCTGAAAATGCTTCAAAACCAGAACGAACATTAAAAATACATATTGTACGCGAAAATGATAAATATACTATGAATAATATTGTTGTTGAAGTTCCTAATGTTAGAAAACCAGTGCCACTATTTATTTTAATGCGTGCTTTAGGTGTTTTAACAGATAAAAGAATTGTTGAAATGATTTTACTTGATACAGAAAAATATAAAAGTTTATTACCTCTTTTACGTCCTTCAGTTCACGATGCTGGCACTATATTTACACAACAAGAAGCTATTTATTTTATTAGTATTTTAACAAAAAGAAAAAGCATTTCAAATACACACGATATTTTAATGAATTATTTTTTACCACAAATTGGTGAAGATAATTACATTACAAAAGCATATTATTTAGGATATATGGTTCTTGAATTATTACTTGTATGTAAAAAAATTAAAATGCCAACTGACAGAGATAGTTTTAATTTTAAACGTGTTGAATTAACAGGAACATTATTAACTCAGTTATTTAAAGAATATTACTCGCTTCAAAAGAGAAATATTTATTTAAATATTGATAAAAGACTTTACTTTCAACATAATAAAGAAGTTACAGAAGAAATAGAAAAGGAAGATGAATTACAAACTATAACAAAAGAAAAAGAAGTTTATGATTTAGACGAAGATAAGTTTTTGTTAATGTTTACAAATCACGGAAATGATTTTTTCAAAAATAAAATTATAGAAAAAGGCTTTAAAAAAGCATTTAAAGGAAATTGGGGTTCTGAAGCACATACAAAACGTGTTGGCTTAGTTCAAGACCTCAACCGATTATCTTTAAATAGCGCTTTATCTCAATTACGTAAATTAAATTTACCTTTAGATTCTAGTGCAAAAGTAGTAGGCCCACGTTTATTACACGGCTCACAATATGGTATGATTGACCCTATTGATACACCTGATGGTGGAAACATTGGATTGCATAAACATATGTCGATTGCTACACATATTAGTAATCATATATCATCTGAAAGTATGATTTCATGGTTAAAAACTAATTTACACGAATATATGATTAATTATGAATATGAAAAATTTTCATATCTTTCTTCTCTTATTAAAATATTTGTAAATGAAATGTGGATTGCTAGCACTAATAATCCATTTGAATTTGTATCTAAATTTAAACTTCTTAGACGCGTTGGCTGTTTAAATTGGAGTGTAAGTATCGCATTTCATATATCTAAAAATTCTATTTATATTTATTGCGACGAAGGACGTTTATTAAGACCATTAATTTTTATTGAAGATAATAAGTTGTCACTTCAATTAAATAAAACATTGACTACTAAAATTAAAGATAATAATTTTGAATGGAATAATCTTATTAACGGAACAACTGATAAAAAAATTAATAAAAATTTAACTCAATTAAGTGAATTTGAACCATTAATTCAAGATAAAGAAGAAAATAGCGATGTTATAAATCAAAATACACAATCCATAAATAAACATGACTTACATGAATTAGAAAAAAAATTTAAATCTAATATGGCTATTATTGATTTTATTGATACTAATGAAACAGAGGTTTCGATTATAGCACCTTCTGAAGAAAATTTTAGTGAAGAAACTAGAGGATTTACTAAATATACTCATCTTGAAATACACCCTTCATTATTGTTTGGTGTTATGGGAAATCAAGCTATTTATCCTGAAAATAATCCACCTAGTCGTAATTTGTTTTCTTGTGGACAAAATAAACAAGCTGTTTCTCTCTACCATTCTAATTATCAAAATAGATTTGATAAAACTGGTATTGTATTAAATTATGGACAAGTCCCATTGGTTAAAAGTAGATATTTAGAACACATTCAGAGAGAAAGTCAACCATATGGAGAGAACGCTATTGTTGCTATTATGTCTTATGGTGGTTATAATGTTGAAGATGCTATATTAGTAAATCAAGGTGCTATTGATAGAGGCTTATTTAGAACTACATATTTCTCTTGCGTTCAAACACGTGAAGAGAGCAAAACTATTCCTGAATCTGATGTTGATAGTAAAATTCAACAAGTAAAGAAAGGCGATAATGTTATTAGTAAAAATCCTAAATCAGAATATCAATATTTAGATGAAAATGGTATTGTAAAAGAAGGCACAAAGTTAAATGATAAAATTGTATTAATTGGAAAGGTTATTAAAAATGAAGAAACTAAAGAACTTATTGATGCTTCAATTACACCTAAAAAAGGTCAACTAGGAACTGTTGACAGAGTATTTTTGAGTGAAGATGATGAAGGTTTTAGAATTGCAAAGGTGAAAATTTGCGAAGAAAGAATACCTGCTATTGGTGATAAAATGGCCAGTCGTGCAGGGCAAAAAGGAACTATTGGGCTGATTATACCACAAGAGGATATGCCTTTTACTAAAGATGGTATTGTTCCTGATTTAATTATTAATCCTCACGCTATTCCATCTCGTATGACTATAGGTCAAATCGTTGAATGTATTTTAGGTAAAATTTGCACTAATATTGGGGGGTTTGGTGATTGCACAGCATACGTTAATAAAGGTGATAAAAGTGAAATTTTTGGGAAAATATTACAGGATTATGGATATAGTTCTACAGGTAATGAAATTTTATATAATGGTTATACTGGTGAACAATTAAAGAGTGATATTTTTATTGGACCTACTTATTATATGCGTTTGAAACATATGGTTAAAGATAAAATTAATTATCGTGCTAGAGGTCCTAGACAACAATTAACACGTCAAACTTTACAAGGACGTGCAAATGATGGTGGTTTAAGAATTGGTGAAATGGAACGTGATGGTGTTATTGCTCATGGTGCTAGTTGTTTCTTAAACGAATCATTTATGGTTCGTGGTGATGAATATTATATGGTTGTTTGCAATCAAAGCGGAACTATTGCTGTATATAATACTGAAAAGAAAGCTATGTATAGTTTACATAGTGATGGACCATTACAATTTACTGAAACAACTAATAATGATGATAAAATGCACGTTAAAACTATTTCTCATTATGGACGCAGTTTTAGTGTTGTTCGTATTCCATATACTATGAAGTTACTAATTCAAGAATTACAAATAATGAATATTCAAATGCGAATTATTACAGAAGATAATATTAATAAATTTGATTCAATCACTTTTAGTAATAATATTAGTAATTTAGTAAAAGAAGATAATTTTAATAAAGCTATTAATAATACATTATTTGGTATGCAAAATATCGCTTATTTGGATAAACAAACACCTTCTAATATACCATCAATTAATATAGAACCAAAATCACCTGATAATAGTCCTTTTCAACCACCTTCACCTGATAATACTCCTCCTGAAAGTGCAAATAGTGTAGCTTGGCAAGTTCCTAACACACCAGAATCAGTCAAGATGCGTCTTAAAGAAAAAGAAGAACGTGGCGAACTATCAAATGAATTGAGTGTAAATACTGTTCCTTGGGCTCCAAATTCATTAGATTTAAATAATAATAATAATAATAATAATAAACCGACAGTTGTTTTTCAAAATGATGATGGTTCAATAAGTAAAGCAGAAGTTCAAACAGAATCTGATGTTATAAATGAAATTAATAATGGTAGTCAATTATTACAAAAACCAGAAGAAGAAAAGAAAAAAGATAATGATAAAGATAAAGAAAAAAACGATGACGATGAGGGAAATAATTCTGGTGAAACAAAAAAAATTATAGCAACAAATGATTAATTTTAAGTGTATAACAATTAAATTATAATTTAACTACAATATTAAATTATAATTGTAAAAATGGTAATATTATTTTAATTATTTTTTACCTTTAGTTTTTCTTCTTTTTTTACTATTATTTTTTGAAGCTCTTTTTTTTCTTCTTTTTGTGCCACCAGTACTAGTAGTTGTTTCTTCTTTTTTTAATTCTTCTATTTTTTTATTTTTATCTTCTATTTCTTTATTTATCTTTACATCCAAATCATTCATTTTATGTCGTAAGTCATCAATTTGTCTGTGTTTTTCCTCAACCTCCTCTTGTTTCACATCTGCACTTGTTTCTATGGTGGGTGTTTCTACTACAGGTAACACATTATGTAATTCCTTTGTTAACTTATTAAATTCTAATCTTAATTCATTTTCTGCTTTTGTCGCTTTATTCGCCTCATTTAAAGCTTTTTTTTGATTATTTGTTAAATTTAAATTTCCATTTCCTTCTGCTTCATTTCCTTCGGTTGGTTGTTCTTCTTCTTTTACATTTCCTTCTTCTGTATTAGTATTATTTCCATTTCCTTCTTCTACATTAGTATTATTTCCATTTCCTTCTGGGGCTTCTATAGGTGCTTCATTTCCTTCTTCTGTTACTACTGGTGCTACATTTCCTTCTTCTGTTACTACAGGTGCTTCTTCTTCTGTTACTACAGGTGCTTCTTCAACTGGTTCTACAGGTGCTTCTACAGGTGTTTCTTCAACTGCTTCTACAGGTGCTTCTACAGGTGCTTCTTCAACTGCTTCTACAGGTGCTTCTTCAACTGCTTCTACAGGTGCTTCTTCAACTGCTTCTACAGGTGCTTCTTCAACTGCTTCTACAGGTGC